GAAAAACCGAACCGCGCGAGATTTTTAAACTTTTTTTCGGGAGGTGATTCCAGTGGTAACAAAATTGGAAATTGACACCAAAGAAAACCTTCGAAGCCTTGGGATATATGAGCCGGAATTCGACGTCATGATCTCGATTTATTGCTCATTGATCGAGCAATATAAAGCGATCGAAAAAGATTTCAAGAAGAGTAAATTTGAAGTTATGGAGAAAACCGGCTACTCCGACAACCGAAAGAAAAATCCGATGGTCGGATCGATGGAAGCTTTGCGAAAAGACATCCTCTCTTATGCGAACGCTCTCGGATTAACTCCTTCGGGACTTCGAAAGATCAAGGCGAACATGAAAGAGAAACCAACTTTAAGCAAATTAGAAAGCGCGTTGAATAATTTTGGATCATAAAAACCTTGAAACCGTAAAAAAATACGCGAGCGATGTCATAAACGGAACGAAGATCGCTTGCAAAGAATTAAAACAAGCTTGTCAAAGATTTCTCGATGATCTTGAAGATCCGAGATATGATCTTCGGGCGAAGGATGCGGAATTTGTGATCCAGATCATCGAGAAGACCTTCGTCCATATAAAAGGGACGGCAAAGGGAAAACCCTATCTTCTGGAAGACTGGCAAAAATTTATCATCTACAACGTCGCCGCGATCTATTTGGTCGGAACCGACGAAAGGAAATACAAAGAGACCTTTATATTTCTTCCGAGAAAAAATTCGAAGACCTTCTTTGCTTCGGCGCTCGCTTGGGCTTTGTCTTTATTGGAGCGGAACTATTATTCCGCACTTTATATCGTAGCGACCAAACTCGATCGCGCTCTTGAAGGGTTTAATAATATCCTTGAAAACTTAGAGATCATGGGAGAAAAGCAAAACTTCCGGATCCTTGATAATAACTCCGAACATAGCATCCAAAGATCTTTCTATGATCCACAAGGAAGAAAGACCGGAGCGATGCGGATTCAAGCTCTCGCGTCGGACGCGAAAAAAGCGGACGGATTAAACGGAAATATTTTTATCTTGGATGAAATACATGCTTATAAAAGCGCGAACGAATACTTTGTATATAAACAAGCGATGAAAGCTTATGTCAATAAATTATTAATCGGGATCACGACCGCCGGAAGCAATATGAACTCGTTTTGTTATTCGCGGCTTCTCTATTGTCAAAAGGTTTTATCAAAGGAAGTCGAAGACGAGCAATACTTTATTTTCATAACCAAGGCAGACAATCCCGACGATTACACGAATCCAATCGAACATGAAAAAGCCAATCCAAATTATAATGTTACGATCAGAGCGGCGGACATAATGGCGGAAGCCTTGCAAGCACAGAACGATCCGAGCGCTCGGGCGGAATTCCTTAATAAGTCTCTCAACATTTATACAAATACCATGTCAAGTTATTTCGATATGGGAGAAGTCCAAGTCTCCGACGAAGAAGCCTTCGCCGAACTGGAAAAGAAGATCGGATCTCCGGTCACTCTCGAAGCTCTCGCAAAGCTTCCGATCCAGTGGACAGGCGGCGCGGATCTTTCCAAAATGTTCGACTTAACAGGCGCGGCGATTTATGGCAGATATGAAAATATTGATATCTCGATCACACATGGATTTATCCCGATCACACAAGCAAGAGCGAAAGCCGAAGAGGATAACATTCCATTTTTTTGGTGGATGGAAAAAGGATGGCTTACTATGTGTAATTCGGAGCTAGTAGATTATGAAGATGTTGTCAAATGGTTCAAAGGACTTCGCGACAAAGGTTTCAAGATCAAGTCAGTCGCTTTTGATAAATACAATTCAAGAGACTTCGTCCGATCGATGGAAAAGGCTCGCTTTAAAATGGACGAGGCGGGTCAACAATTTTGGAAGAAGTCCGAAGCCTTCCGAGAGATCGAAAGAAAAATCAAGGAAAGAAAGTTCACCTTCCTACAAAGTAAGGCTTTCGAATATTGCATATCAAACGTCAAAGCAAATGAAGACGCGGAAGAGCGGATCCGTTTTGAAAAGGTCGCTCCAAACTTCCGGATCGATCTCTTCGACGCGACGGTCGTCGCGGTTAAGCAAGCGATCATAAACAGAGATAAAAAATCGAAGCTAAATACTTGGTTATAGGGAGGTGAAAACTTGGGACTGTTTTCAAAAAAGAAAATGAAGAAACGACAACTTGATCCAATTCAATATTGGATGTCAGGCGGCGACAATAATGATCTTCTTCTTCCTTCCGGCTTTATTCCAGTTACGAAAAACGAGGAAGTCCGAAAATGTATTCATAAGATCGCGGATCTCGTTTCAAGTATGACAATCATGTTAATGGAAAACGGAGAGACCGGAGACATCCGATTAAAAAACGAACTCTCGAAGAAGATCGATGTCTATCCAAATAATCGCATGATCCGAAAGAACTTCATTTATAAGATCGTCTCAGACATGATCACAAATGGAAACTCGGTCGTCTTTCCTAAGATCTCCGGCGGACTTCTTGACAATTTGATTATATGGGATATCGACTCGGTCACTTATAAAGGCGATCTCGAAGATTATCGGATCCAGTACAAACAACAGATCTATGATCCGGACGAAGTTTTACACTTCGTATTGATCCCCGATGATCTTTTCCCATACAAAGGATCCGGCTTTGTCCCGATCGTCAAAGATACGATCGCGAATATCGTCCAAGCTAACACAACAAAGACCGGCTTTCTTCAAAGCAAGTGGAGACCGTCTTTAATTATCAAGGTCGAATCCGACGCGGAAGGGATGCAAATCAAAGAAGAGCGGGAAAAGATCTTAAATTCCTATGTAGGCGATACCGACTCCGGTGAGCCTTGGATCATTCCCGCATCCGAAATCGATGTCAAGGAGATCCGTCCTTTGTCTCTTCAAGATCTCGCGATCCAAGAGGGACTTCAACTTGACAAGAAATCGATCGCGGCGGCTTTCGGAGTTCCGGCTTACATGCTCGGAGTCGGGACTTTCTCCAAAGACGAATACAATAATTTTATAGCATCGGTGATCATGCCGATCGCTCGGATCATCGAACAAGAGTTATCAAAAAAGATCGTTTACGCTCCGGCTTGGTATTTTAAATTCAATTCTAAGTCTTTGATGCAATACGACCTCACAGAATTGACGACTCATGTCAAAGAAATGATCGGCGGCGGTATGATGAACCGAAACGAAGGACGAAACTCCTTCGATCTTTCTCCGGTGGAAGGCTTGGACGAGTATGTCGTCCTTGAAAATTATATACCGGTTTCGGATGTCGGGAATCAAAAGAAACTTGACAACGGATCCGGATCCGAAGGAGGTGATCAATCAAATGAAAAAGGAACGACAGAGACGGGATCTTCAAACGAAGTTTAACGTCACTAGAGCCGAACAAAGTCCCGACGAATTGATCATCGACGGTTATTTTGCTCTATATGAGAATGAGACCGAGCTTTGGGAAGGATCATATGAGATTATCACCAAGGGAGCCTTCGACGGTACTCTCGGAAATGATATCCGAGCGCTCTGGAATCACAATTCACAATTTGTTTTAGGACGAAGTAAAGTCGGAACACTAGAACTAAAGACAGACGACAAAGGTTTATTTGCTTCCGTCAAATTACCTAATACTCAATACGCTCGCGATCTATATGAGTTAGTCAATCGGGGCGATGTCGACCAATGTTCTTTCGGGTTTAACATTTTAGCGGAAGATCTGGAAGAGTTAGCATCCGGCGGGTATCGATGGCGGATCAATGAAATCGATCTCCATGAAGTATCGGTCGTAACTTTTCCGGCTTACGAAAATACATCCGTCGCGGCACGATCCAAAGAAGTCGCCGACATGAAAAAAAGAAAGCTCGAAGAAAAAAGATCATCATTGAAAAAGCGAATGGAGGACTTAACTTAAATGTTAAAGCAATTAAAGATCCAGAAAGCTATCGAAATTAAAAGACAAAAATTAAAAGACATTGAAACAAAGAGCGCGGACATACTTAAAAGATCACAAGATACACAAACGGCACTCGAAGAAGCAAAAACCGACGAAGATCTTTCCCTTCTCGAAACCGAGATCACAAACATCGAAGCCGAAAAGCTTACAAACGAAGACGAAAAGAAAACCGTCGAAGATGAAATCGCGCAGCTCGAAAGAGATCTGGAAGAAATTAACGAAAGATCTCAGGCTTCAAACAAGCAAGCTCAAAAAAGAGATAAAGGAGTCGACCAAATGAAAGGGATCAACCGTCTACAAGTAAGAGAATTAATCAAGTCAGGTGAATATTTCGAAAGAAGCGACGTAAAGGAATTTTATGAAAAGTTCAAGAATCTTAGAGCGGTGACAGGCGGCGAGTTAACGATCCCCGAAGTCGTAGTAAATCGGATCATGGATATCTTGGGCGACTATTCGACATTATATCCTCTAGTGGACAAGATTCGGATCAATGGAACGGCGCGCGTCTTGATCGACACTGACACGTCTCCGGCTTCTTGGGTAGAACAAAACGCGGCTCTCGCAGTAAGTGACGTCGGCACGATCGCGACTCTTGACTTCGACGGCTTCAAGGTCGGAAAAGTGACTTTCATCGATAATTATCTTTTACAAGATAGCATTATCAATCTTGACGATTACATCAGCCGTAAGATCGCGCGAGCTATTTCTTTGGCTCTTGATATTGCGATCCTAAGTGGAACCGGCGCGGCGGGTAAACAACCGGCGGGTATTCTTCCGGCGATCCCAAGTGGTAACAAAGTGACAGTCGCCGAAGGTGATCCAATCGCGGACTATGTAAAGCCGATCGGCTTAATCGATACCGGTTTGGACGCGGTAGGAGAGATCCGCGCCGTTATGCGTAGATCTACTTACTATGCTTATTTCCTTGAAATGTCTATAAACGTAAATGCAGAAGGTCAAGTCGTGGGACGTCTTCCAAACTTATCACGTCCGGACATTCTTGGAATTCCAGTAACATTTAATAATTCAATGCCGGCGGACACCGTCCTTTATGGTGAATTCGACAAATACACACTTGTAGAACGTGAAAACATCGCGATCGATAATTCGGATCAAGTTAGATTCGTTGAGGATCAGATGGCATTTCGCGGAAAAGGGCGCTTCGACGGAAAACCTACAAAAGCGGAAGCTTTTGTCCAAGTGACGATCACTCCGGCGGTTTAATAAATGAAGATTGACTTTGGATTTTATTTCGGGATCGGTCTTATGATCCAGTCCATTAAAAACTTATATTTGGGAGGTTTATTTTAATGACTACAAATGAAAATCAAATGAATCAAGCCGCACAAAACGCGGCGGAACCTATGACGATTGTAAATGGAAAAGCGGTGCCGGTAAGTCAAGCGACCGAAGCCATGAAAGCGGCGGAAGCGGCGGCAACGCAAACAGGGATTCAAGCACATCACAGTAATGCAAGCGAAGCCGTCCAAGCGGGACAAGTCGCTCAAAATTCGCAAGCTCAGTCCGAAGCAACAAAAATTAATATCCGTCAAGCGAATGTCCAGTCAGCAGGATCACACCTTGAAGGACATGTCAACGCGGCGGCGTCCGGAGCGCAAGCAAGCGCGGCTCAAATGGCGAATCAAGCTTCAACGACTTCTGGAATGTCCACAAGTGAAGCGGCGGAGCAAGCGGCACAAGCACAAGCGGCAACCAAAGCAAGATCAGCAAAAACAAATAAGGCGGACTAAATGGACACGATCCTAAGTCTATTAAAGATCGACCTTGGGATCCTTCATAATTTGAGGGATCCCTATTTTGTGAAACTTCTGGAAGGCACCGTCAAGGAACTTCAAAGAAGAGGGATCAAGCCGGATCTTAAAAATGCCGACGATCAAATGCTTATCGCCGATTATGCTTCTTGGGTCTACCGGAAAAGATCCGAGGACTCACCGCTTGCGACAAATATCCAGATCCGGATCAGAAATCGGATCATACAAGAAAGGATCAATAAACAAAATGGAATATCGGAAGCCTAATATCGGAAGCCGTCAAAATATTTCACTCGATGACATTTGTTATTTGATCCAGATCACAACGACCAAAGACGATCTCGGTCAGGATGT